ACAATGATGGATGCTGTTAGGACATTGGAAGCCTTTTTAAATCACAATGACAAAAACTGTAAATCAGAAATGAAAGTCAAAATACAAACTTTGATATCATGTCTAAAGTCGGAAGTTATACAAGGTGAGAAGTCGCATCTCACATAACTCCCCGCTTAACGAAGGTTTTTTAAAAAAAATACGAAGTATGAAAAATAAATATGCCCGATTTTTTACGGTGCTACGCAGGCACCCGCACCTGACCAAGGAGCAGGCTGTACTAAGCTTTACCAACGGGGCTACCGATAGCCTCAAAGCCCTGGACAGTGTGGCCCTGCACGAGCTCACCCTGAGGCTGGACAGCATGGCCGCTGCCACTCCGCCACCGCCCAAGGCCAACACCTGGCAATACCCTGGCGGCGAAAAAGCCAACAACATGCGCCGCGGCATCATTGCCATTTTCAAAAACACAGGCCGCAGCACCGCACAGGCTATTGCATGGGCCGAAAAACAAGGCGTGCACGGACAAAAAAAAGCCTTTAACGACTACACCACCGGAGAGCTTTATGTGCTGCTGGGCCTGGCAGAAAAAATAAGAACACAGCAGGAACAAAAAACGAGGAAAACATTTCTTGATCAATAATCAATATTCAATATTCAATATTCAACTATCAATAATCAATTATCAATTTTCAATTATCAATTTTCAATTTTCAATTATCAGTAAAAGATGAAAACATACCTGCTTACCAGTACCGAGTTTGAGGGCGAAGTGCTGTTTAGGTTCGACCAGCAAGGGCTGCTGATGCAGTTTGATCTGACGGGGGCCACACTCACAGCCCTGCAAATGCAATGGCTGAACAATAGGATGCCCCGCACATTAAGCGAGCTTAAAACCGTTTTAAAAAGCAGCAAACAGGCACGGCTTACCGAGCAAAAACAAACCGCCGTAAGCTTCGACCAGTTTTGGAAACGACCCGATGGCCGCTGCCGATGGCCAGCCAATAGCAGCAAAAAGAAAGCCGAAAAAAAATGGAACCAACTGGCGCAACGCCAGCAGGATCGTGCCTACAACTACCTGGAGGCCTACCTGCACCAAATACCCGACGGCGTGGCCATGATGTATGCCGAAACCTACCTGAATAAAGAATTGTGGAACAACTAAAAAAACAAAAGGATGAAAACAGTAAAACAAATGTTGTATGGTGGCTTTTTGCTACTGGTGGTGTGGCCCTGCAAAGCCATATTTGAAGGCTGGAAAGCCTATATTTTTAAAAGAGATATAGCCTCAAGAATCAAGAATGCTGGCTACCAGCCCGGTGAGGGACATAAGGAGCGCAATGATACTGAGCCAAAATGGAAAATCGGCTCTTTTGCTCTTCTTCACCTGGTTTAAGTAGCCGCCCTTGGATAGGTGCAGCATGCCTTTGGAGGTGATGATAAAATCATGACCCATCGTTTTCAGGAAGCCATCGTCCAGCAGCATTTGCATTTTTCTTTCCAGATCGTGCTGGGTAATTTCGCCGCTAGGCTCGTAAAAAACCCGCTGTGGGCGTGGCTGCCCATCGTGGCAGGCACTTAGTATCATATCTAGCGTTTTGGCCTCCAGTATCGACGGACCATATACCAACAGTTCAAAACGATTGTTTAGTTTCATGCTCGTAAAGTTACTGATTGATAAGGCAGGATTGCGGATTAAATATATAAAACAAGAAGCGGTATATTTAGGGTTATTTTATTTAAAAAAACACACAAATTATGAAGAAAATTATTATCCCCATCGTTGTATTTATTCTATTAGTTGCAGGATGCAGAACCTGTATGAAAGGATGTTCCCCTACGGATAAAGCTATTGTACAATCACAACCAACATCCACATCAGATACAAATGCCATACCGCCAAAGAACAACACCTCGCTGATACCGAATGCCACAAACGACAATGTTACAAAATGGAGCTACACCGAAGAAGAAGACCCACTGGATGGCGGAAAAAGAATAATTGCCACTGTAATTGCCGATAGTCCTGTAACCTTTGATATGCCATACGGAGAATCGCAATTTCAACTTTCTATTAGAAAATGGAAAAGTTCTACCGAAGTTTATATTTATTGTACCTCCTGCCAGTTTCTTACAGGGTTTATGGACGATAAAACATACCGCATACGGTTTGATGAGGAACCACCAATACGGGTTCTGGCCCAAGGAAGTACTTCGGGAGGTTCTGATGTAGTTTTTTTAGGGAGTGAGCAAAAAATAATAAAAAAACTTAAAACGGCTAGAAAATTAGTTATCGAACCTGAGTTTTACAATACGGGCTTTGTTCCTATTACATTTTCAGTTGAAGGTCTCAAATGGTAAATAACTGCTTTTTAAAAATATATTCGCCCATTAAATTATTTCCTATATTTGCCCTGACTTCCAATTTTACTAATCAGGGCAAAAACTCAGATTTCATTTATTATTAATAACGAAAGCCTCGTTATAAGGTGGTGCAAAGGAAACAATGCACTGATTCTACGCCCAGCGTAAAATTGGAAGTCACACCTAAGTAATGAGGCTTTCGTTTTAATTTTTTTGTATGACTTCCACAAAAAACGAACTATTGCCAATTGTAGTTCAAAACAGCGTTCAATTGGTTGATGCAAGGTTGCTGCATCAAAAATTAAAATCAAAGCAACAGTTTTCTAATTGGGTACAAAACCGAATTAAAGATTTTGGTTTTGAAATTGGCAAGGACTTTTATACAAATTTGTATAAAAGTTCGGGCCGCCCTGGCACAGATTATCTTCTCACCCTTGACATGGCCAAAGAGCTGGCCATGCTGGAACGCAACGAGACAGGCCGTTCCATTCGCCGTTATTTTATTGCTAAAGAAAAAGAGTTGCGGGCTATCAGCCACCTGCCAAAAGAAACTACCCTGTTCAAGGGGCTAAAACCTCGTCGCATCAACGACAGGGTGCTGTACCCGTACCGGGAGATACTCACCCGGGCAGGCTACAAAGCCAACAACAATGGTGACCGCCGCCACCGCTACTGGATGCACTTTGTAAAGGAGGGCAGCAAGCTGTACATTACCGATGAGTTTGCCCTGCACCTATACCGCCAGAAACAGGTAATGAACAACCGGCATGTAATGCTGGCAGCCCAGCCGGTGCTGGCCCTAGAGTTTTACCCTAATCAAACAAAAGGAGGTACCCTATGAAACCCGTAAATCAACTAATGAAGGAGCTAAGAGCCAATGGTGGCGTTACCATTAATGGCCGGTGGTATGTGAACTACACGGCGTTTATGTGGCTGCTGCAGCAAAGCACACATGCAAATCAGTTGGCCAGAAAGCAGGACAAATACCCGGCGCATTTTATTACGGTGAATGAGCAGCCTTTTGTAACCGAGGACTATGCGCGCCACATCTTGGATCACCATCGCCTTCAGCAGGCTCAGGCGGACATTCTTCGGCAGGCTCCGGTGGAGACCTCACCCCCAGCCCCTCTCCAAAGGAGAGGGGTGGAGGAGCAAACCACCAAAAAGGAGGTGCGCCATGCCTACTGAGCCCATCAACCTGGCGGCACTACAGGAGTTGCTGACCAAAGAGGTGAGCCCGCAGGAGCTCAAGGACCGGCTGGACGACCTGGCCTACCGCTACAGCCGCCTGGCCTTGCTGGATGCAGAGGCCTGCGGCCCACAGGCCGACGAGGCGGACGACCTGGTATTTCTTCGTCTGCTAAGGAATGCCGTAGCCGCCGCCATCCCGCCGCCCACTAGGGTGTAAACAAGGTGTGAACAACTGTGCAAAGGTGTTATCCTCAATGGATAATACCTTTTTTAGTTTTGTGTGTTCCCCACCCCCTGGCATGTACACCCGACACAATTACATAAAATGGATCAAATCTGTGATTGCTGTGTATCAGCAGCACAAGCATCCCGATGTGCCAGACACGCATATAGTGCGGCATGTGTTTCCAAAGCACAATATTTTCATCAGCTACCGCGCCTGGATGAACATAAAAGGCACCCCACTTACGGCGACACCCCCACCCGATCCCCATCAGATGTCTTTGTTTTAGCCTCGCCCCCGTTTGGCAGACTCAGGCTCATTCATCAAACGGGATGAACTCTGGTCCCTGAATTTCTATAGTGATAGGTTTTTGGATGTCGCGAGGCTGCATGGCACTGTCGTCCCTAATGGCGGCTTCGAAATAGAGGTCGAAAAGGCCAATGCCGTCATCGTTTTTTCTACGCACCATTTGTGTGCGGGTGAGCGGACCAAAGGCCGATGGGGTGGCCTGTGTCCATCCCTGCAAAGCCTGGTACACGGCCAGTATGGTATCGTACACTTTCCAGGCCTGCTGTTTTTGCAGCAGGGGGGCATTGCTGCTGGTGTTGGTGAACTTGACATCGGCCACCGTAATCACCACAGTGGCTACACCGTGCTGCAGTTTGTGCCCCAGGGTTTGGTAGCGTATGTTGCCCACATGAATGAGTGCACAGGGATATTTTACCGGAGCGGCAGGCATGAAGTAGTCCAGTTGGCCCCAGTCCTCGTCCACAAACAGGGTGGGGATTTCGGTTTTCAACCGGGTTTGAATATTGTTTAAAAGCTGTTTCATCCGTTATCGTTGTTTTAAGGCTTGGGTTATTTGGTTGTTCAGGAGTGCTACATGCTTGTCGGTGTTGCGTTTCACCAGTTCGTCCACCTGTGGGTGGTGGCCTATCCACTGTCTTTGTCGGATGGTGATTTTGCTGCCCACTTTCATCAGTGCCAGGCTTTTCCAGTAGGCGGCATCGGCACTCAGGTTTCGGTTGCGTGCGGTGTTGGCTGCGGCACGGGTTTTCACCTTGAACACCAAGCCATTGGAGGCCTGGTAGTACTTGTACCAAAAAAAACGTTTCATGGCGGCAGTAACGGTGATGGTGCCGCCTTGGTTGTGCAGGCTGGCGTAGGGCTGGCTGTTGCTAAACACAATGGTGTGCCCCACCACCACTGCCCGGTTTCCGCGGCGTAGGGTTCCGGTGCGCATCATCAGGCTGCCCCGGCTGATGGCGTGTTTGGTTTGTGGCCAGTTTTGTCCAAAAAAAGATTTGTTCTGAAAGTTGAGGTCAAACACTTCGGCGGCATTGGTCTTAATGTCGGCCAGCAAAGCGGGGAAGAAAGTATTAAAGTCCAGCATGGTTAATTGTGAATTGTGAATTGTGAATGGTTAATTGTGAATTGTGAATGGGTGATTTTAAAGTGTCAATCTGCAATCCGTAATCTGTCAAATGCAAAGCGATGAATATATTTGAGAGAAAAATGTTTATGAATGAGAAAATAAATTCACTTATTAGCAAATACGCTGACCTGAAACTAACCAGGTTAGATTTTCGTATTTCTCTGGTAAAGCATACGGTTACTGCCGCTGCGGCTTTAGTGGTGCTATGTTTTTCAGTTGATTTTTCAAAAATGCGAGGCTATTGGCCGTGGATTCAATGGGTATCTGTTCTATTGTCCATTTGTATCCTTTTTGGTGCAGCATTTTTATGGTTGACGTTAAAACAGTACAGCAGGATGGACAAAGATGTTTTGGAACAAATACAACACTTACTGGAGCATCCTGAAGCAGATATGCAACCTGTTTTGTCAAAGTACAACAAAGGTCAATTGCTTTGCGAAACCATTTGCCTGATGGCTTTTCTTTTGGCAATACTGTTGCTGGCTGGCTGGCTTTGGTGGTCCACCACCTGACTGTTAATTTACCTGCATTATTTGCCTGGTTAATGGTATCCTTGCAGTTTTTGATAAAGATTTTCATTTGTGAAAAGTTTTTGAAATAGTTGTATATTTGCATTGTCGATTCTACGGATTCGGCGTCAGTGCAGCTATCTTCGGGTAGCTGTTTCTTTTTAATCTACTTTTTGCAAAACCCCGTTCTTAAATATCCAAACTTCATCAATGGTAATTCCGCCTTTTTTTCTGTAGAAAATAGTTCTTTTAATATTTGTTATTGAAAGGCCGACATCTTCAATAACAATTCGTGATGCCTGCTTTAGTCCTCGTTTTAGCATATTATTAACTGCCTTATCTAAATTATTGGTGGTAAATCCTTCCAGTTCGTAATATTTTCCATTTACCCTAAAGTCGGGGCATTTTCCTTCGTATTTGGTGCCCATAAGGTCGCCAAAGAAGTTTTGGTATGCCGGATCGTCTTTGTGTACTTTAGGCAATATTTCTGTCTGTTGCCCGTTTTTGGCAAAATGGTCGCAACATTGATATACATTTTTATAATCCTTGGCCAACTGGTTTACCAATATTGACTGGTTGATACTGCCACCATTGCCGTACTCTTTTATTTTTTGGGAAACAAGGGTACTATCCTTTGTTTTTTGTTGCCACTGGCATTTGTCTTTTTCGTTGTTGAGGGTGATGCGAATGCTGTTGGCCGAGCCGCGCAGGTGCAGGTGTTTGCCGCAGTGCTGTGCGTAGTAGGGATGCGATGGCGGAAAAACAACGCCTTGTTTGCCGGGATTGAACCGGAACATGGCGGCCATGTTTCGTCCGTTTTTGTCGGGTTGGGTGGTGGCAGCATCGCCCTGGGCAATAGCCTCATCGCTTATGGAACGGGCATATTGGCCGGGCAGCACTTCTACCGCCAAGCAACGGCAGTTCCACCCGTTGGGTGGGTAGTAGCTGTCCCAAAAAGCATCGGTGGCCGGCAGGGTGATGCCGTGCATGGCGGCATGGTCGCTACGCACTTTGCTATCCTGTGCTGTGCGGTACTGCAGGTCGTTTTTGGGGTTCACCTCAGCCCACTGAGCGGCCATTTGGGCACTGCCCATTGCAAACTGGTGCTCGGTGCGCAGGTAGTCCTCGTTGTAGGTTTTGTTGAGTTTTTTTATGTCTTCGGCAAACTGACTAAACGGTTTTGGCTGGCCCTGTGGGGTGGTGAGCAGTTGGCTGGCTTCTTTTAGCTCGGCATAGGTTTTCATGCCGCTAAACACAAACACATCGGTTTGCAGTTTTTGCCTCAGCACATCGGGCACCTGGTGTAGAATGCTGCCGGAGAGGGCATCCTGCAAACTGGCGTTGATGGCTTGGTGCAGCTCCTGCACGGGTTTGTCCTCGTAGGCAAATTGCCGGGTGCTGTGCAGGTGGCTGGCAGCTTTGTCAAAGGCTTTGCGGGCACGGCTTATGAGTTTGCGCAACCGATCGCCACCGCTACTAAGGTGTGCCGGGCAACAGGCATGGCCATAGGTGGCCTGCAAACTGGCATGAAGCAGCCCAAAAGAAAGGCTTTGTTTATACAAGGTATTGTCCACCGGCGGCATTTTGAATGATTTGTAACTGAGCCAGTTTAAGGGCTTTGTCTTCCGGAGTGTCTGTGGGGGTTTTGTCGCCCGATATCTTCACCCCAAATTTATCTTCCAGCCATTGGTTGTCTATGTTTTTGTACGGCAGCAAGCCGGTGGCGAACTGAAACAGTTGTTCCAGGTCTTCGCTGGGGTCGAACTGAAACCGGATATCGCCCTTTAGCCAGCCTATTTTTTGCAAAGCCGGAATGACCTGTGCGTTCCAGATTTGCTCCACTTTTTCCATGTCGGCCTGCACTATCTGCCAAAGAATGTCCTGAGCGGACTCGTCTTTGGAACGGTTGCCGTTTTTGGTGTCTTGGCCTATGATGGCTCCGCTAATGGCCATGCTGATTTCGTTGTTGCAAAGGTGTATAAGCTCGCCATACACTTCGCCCTTAGTGGCAATGGCATTGGCCCACTCGAAGTTTTCGTTATTGTCGATGATGAACCAGGCGGCAGAGCCCATTTGCTGCATCATGGTTTTGGCACGGGTGAGCTGGGCGGTGTCGCGGGTGTTGGTTTTCATCACCCTTGGCGGAATGCCATAGATTTCGCAAAGCTCGCTCCAGCAGCTTTGGGCAAATTTTTTCATGAGCGCGTGAGGTACTATCTTATTCAGCAGTCCCAGGTGCTGACCACCGGAGAACTCCAACAGGTATTTGCCAAACTCTGGCAACTCTCGGTAATTGATGGGGTTGTCCTCTTCCTGGTAGTTTTTGTAAAAAACGCCAGCCTGAGGCAGCACATTGGTGCGTGGAATGGAAATGCACTTGAGCTCGTGCTGGTTGCCTTGCAGTTCTATGAGGCTGTACCAGCGGTAATCGGCGTCCAAAATTTCGTTGGTAATGTCGCGGTACAAGGCCGTCTGTTTTAGCCGGGCGGTTTGTTCCTCGTCGGTATCGCCCTTGCTGTTTACCAGGCTAAAGGAGGACGTGAACAATTGCTGCTTTCTGTTTTGGATTTGGGAATAGGTGAGTGTGTCGTTGATGATTTGATCCATCAGCAATTGCAGAGAGTAGTTTTTGGGTTCCTCGGCCAGTGCCATGTTTTCTGCTTTTCGCCAGGCGGCAATGTCGGCTCTCATGCGAGAGGTGGACTGAAGATCCCAGGGCAGGATGCGGCCTGTCATTTCTTTTTTAAAATTGTCGCTGGCCACAGATAGCCTGGCGGTTCTTGAAGATTTTCTGCTCATATTGTACAAAGATTATTCGTGATTGAATTTTTGACGGCTGCCCCAGATGGCGATGCCACCGTCGTGGGGGTCATCGGTGTTGGGGTCGGGAGCCGGTGGGGAGATGACAGGCAGGCTGCCGATGGTGATGTCGCCTTTGGCCACTTTTGCCAGGTAGGCAATGGAGCGGTCGTAGCGTTCTTTCACCTGTTCGTAAATAATGTCGGGGTTGCTGAGCAGGATGATCCACCATTTGGCCACGGTTTTGGTGTGTGCCAAAATCAGTGCACTCCGATTGCTGCCTGTGGTGCTAAAGATGGCGTCCACATCGTAGCGGAGGCGGCCATCGAACCACTCGGCTTTGTTGTTGCCAGTGAGGTAGCTGGCTACTTCGTCAATAGCGGCTTGTATGGCGTTTTCTACAATAGTATCATCGCCTTCGGTGATTTCGGTTACCTGGTATTCGTAGATCGTATCTTTGAGCTCGGCTGGAGTTAGGAACATGATTAATTATTAATGGTTAATTATTAATTGTTAATGGTTAATTGTTAATGGTTAATTGTTTGAGGTTTGAGGTTTGAGAATTGATTATTGAAAATTAATTCACCATTCATCATTCACCATCAATAATGGTGATTGATGCGTTCGCCAAAGGCATACTGGTGCGTGGCCGATGCGGTGTAGGCGTTTAGAATGCTAAAAGCTCCGTGCAGGGCATCGGGTCCATCGTCGTGCGCATTGCTGCCTTTTTCGAAGGCCAGAAGCTGGCTAATCAGTTCCTGCTGGTCGGCATTGTCTTTTTGCTGCTCGTTGAAGTGCACATTTCGGCGTTCAAAAAATCCGGCCATACTTTCTATCCGGTCATACTTATTGTCTTTGGGTCGTTTGCTGGCCAGTACGGGCACGTAGTAGCCTCGTTTGTCGCCTTCGGTATCAAAGTCGTTCACAAACTCGTCCATCGCAAACAGCCCCTCTATTATGTAGCTGATGTTGAAATTGTTCAGGTGGTGCTGTTCGTACAGGTCGTAGAGCCAGGCGGCACAGTCGGCACGGCTTTTTTGCCGCACGTAGGACAATAGTATATGAAACTCCCTGCCTTTTTTACCCACCAGAATAAGTGCTTTGTAATCGGCCTGAGCTTTGTAGCTCAAATCGCCATAAAAGCAAAGAGCATCGTACTGCTGCAGGGGCAGGCATTTACGATGCTGGATGTCGTCGAACTTAAATATTTTGCCTTCCTCCACATGCTGGTGCATGTACTCCCGCAGAAAACTACGTCGGGGCATATCCTCCCACTTGTGTTGCCAGTATTTGGCCGATGTTTTTTCAGGCCACTCCGGTGTGAAGTCGGTGAGGTTTTTTACAGCACACACGGTCATGGTATGGTAAAGGGTGTTGGTTTTTTCCTTACGCTGTTTGCGTTTGGTGTTCACCTCCTGAAAGTAGGTTTTGAGGCGGTTGGTGATGCTGTTTTTGTGAAAGTTGTTATTGGCATACACAAAGCGTTCGGTGCCCTGCTCTTTGGCATCGAAAGTGCCCCAAATGTCTTCGGTGATGTAGTCCAGGCTTTCGCGCATGAGGCGGTCGTTGTTTACGTGTTTTTTGCTGTCCACGTCATCGCACACAATGTAGTCGGGTCTTTGGGCTCCCTGCCTCACCCCTCTGGGTGATTGGCCAAAGCCAATGGCCATAAACTTGACCCCGTCGGTGGTGGTAAAGTCTCCGTTGGCCCAGTCGCCCTGTTGCCATTTTTCGCCATAATCATTTTTCAGGCGGTTGTTGTGCAGCAGTTCGGCCTGCAAGCCACTGAGTAGCTGGTTGGCCTTGGGCTCTGTTTCGCCAATGAGCAGCATAAAGTGCAGCTCCTTTTTTACCAGGTACAAATAGAGCGGCAGACCCAGGCAGATGTGTACTGATTTGGCGGCACTGCGGTACCACTCCGCCAGCAGCCGGAGCATGGGGTTTTTGATAACCTGTGTAGCTAGTTTCAGGTGAAACCAGGCACAGGGGCTTTTGGCAAAATTGGGGAAATAATATTCGAACCACTGGCTGTAGTTGGCCTCCAGTTTGTGGATCCGCAGGAGCTTATCGGCGGGTGTTTCGTGAATATCAATAGTGGTGGCCTGAGCAATGCGGATGCAGTGCTTGTCGTAGTCCACCAGTAGTTTGTTGTATTTATTGTCTTTGGTACTCATTGCTCCAGGCTGATGCGATGTTGAAGAAATAGTTTATGAAAAGGGGTGCATTGGGTGGCGAAGGCCGGGTCGTGTTTGGAAATAAAGTTGTCCAGCTCTTTTAGCAGTTTATGCACTACGGTGGGATCCAGTTTTCGTTCGCAACGGTCCAGGGCAGCCATTAGCTTGCTCACGCCATCGGCTTTCAGTTTGGGCTGGTTGCCTTGTGCCACGCTTAGTAGCTCGTCCTGCAGAAGTTGTTTGATCTTTACTGGAGAGGCGTGGTAGTCTCGCCGGGCGGTTTCCCAGTCGTCCTTGTTTTTCCACTCGCTCACGGTTTTGGTGGTGATGCCATACATTTCGGCAATTTCCTGCTGGGTGGCGTCCATGTTTTGTACAAAGAAGTCTTTGGCCAGTTCTTTTATTCTGCTTTTTTTAAGCCCCATTTAAAACGGTTTTAAATGCAAAACTGCCCTTAATATCATCCCTTTGAAAATATTTGCGCAAGGTCTGCGCAGTTATTTGACGGCGGTAAAAGGGGTTTATAAGTTTGTGATTCGAAGGCTTTTATAAAAACGATCCAATTTTGAAAAGATTTACGCTCAATGACGGCAACAAGGTGAACAGCTACGGGTTTCGGGTGCGAAACAGTGGGATAGACCTAAGCCGTTTTAGTGCCAATCCGGTGATGCTGGACGAGCATTGGAGCAGTACCCGTGCCGTGCTGGGAAAATGGACCGATGTGCAGGTGGAGGGAGACAGGCTTACTGCACTGTCGGAATTTGATACGGCAGATAATGATGCTGCCCGCATTGCTGGCAAGGTGGATAGGGGGTATATAAACGGAGCCTCGATAGGGGTGCTGTTTAATCCGGGGGATATGCAAATGCAAGCCGACGGTGTGTACGAACTGGTACGATGCGAGCTGATGGAAGCTAGTATTTGTGCCATACCTGCCAATGCCAATGCCATTAGGCTATATGCAGCAGATGCTACCGAACCCATGAGTGAAGATGCGATAAAACTAACCATGAAGCCGATAACCCATCCTGAAGAGAAATATACAAAACCCGAAAATACAGATATGAAAAAAATAGTACTAAGCGTGGCTGCGTTGGTGGCACTTGGTTTGGATAAAACCATTACAAACCCGGCTGATGGCGTGGATGACAACACCTTGAACACGGCCATTGGTAATCTAAAAAGCCAATTAGAAAACACGGAACAAAAACTGAGTGCCTCCCAGCTTGCGCTGAAAGCCTTGCAGGATGCTGCAATGGCGCAAAAGAAGCTGTCGGCGGAAAAGCTGGTGAACGAGGCGGTGGACGCCGGTAAGATAGATGCTACGGCCAAGGCCGACTGGCTGAAACTGGCTACCGAAAACGAGGCGTTGGCCTGCAGTACCCTGGCGGCATTGCCCAGCAAAAAAAGCCTGGCAGATGGGGTGGATAATCCAGGGAAACCAGGTGCCGAAGACATGACCATTGAAAAGTTTGAGAAACTAACCGAAGCCGAGCAGTTGGCTTTTAGAGCCGAAAACAAAGCGGCCTTTGAGAAGATGGTGCATGGGTAGAGGTGAGAGGATTAGGAGATCCTTTGCCGCTCAGGAATTTATAAAAAATATATAAACAAAAAAAGAAATAAGATGCCAAGTTTAGTGAATTTTCCGGAAGTGTGGTCGAGTAGATTTATTCGTCAGTTGTCCTCTACGGCGAGAGCTCCGTGGTTGGATGGGATTGCCGAACTAGATGTGGATGTGTCGGTGATCAATGCCGGGGACCTATCGGAAAGCAATAAAATATATGTGCCTACCAGCAGTTTTGAACCGGATGTGTTGATCAACAACGCGGTGGCACTGGCCGAGCAGGTATATACCCATGCTCAAATAGAGCTGACGCTGGACAAGTACCAGACCAAGAGCACCACACTGAGCGATGATCAGATAGTGGGTGCCTCGTTCAACAAGATAGACGATGCGGTAAAGTCGCACGCTATAGCCATTGCCAAAAAGAAGTATGGCAAGGCAGCTCACTCTTTAGCTCCCCAAACCAATGGGGCCACTACGCCCGTGGTGGTGACCACCGGCACACTAGCCGGAGGTAAGCGACAGATGAAGTATGATGACCTGGTGGCGTTGAGGGCGGCCATGAAGTTGGAAGTGGATGACGAAGTGGTGTTGGTGCTTTGCAGCGACCACTGGAACAACCTACTACTGGACCGCCAGAACTTTGGCAACCAGCTAATAGATTACAATGTGGGCAAACCGGCACCGATGATTGCGGGCTTTGAGTTGCATTTTTATGCCAACAACCCGTTGTACAGTGCAGCTGGAGCCAAACTGGCTTATGGTGCTGCAGGAGGCGGAACCGATTTTCAGGGGTCGTTTGCTTTTGTGAAAAACAATGTGGCGAAGAAATCAGGCATTACCAAGGCCTACTTCACTCCGTCCGCCATTGACACCATTACGCAAACCAATAAGATGAATTTTAGGCACTACTTTATGACGTTGCCGTTTACTACGGGGCGTTGTGGAGCCATTATAAGTGCTCAATCGTAATACTTGTTTGATGCGGTGTGTTTAGATGTTGGTTATAAGAAGGGTGTGGCCGCAAGGCTGCACTCTTTTAACCACAAAAATCAAAATAGAAGATGGCCGATTTTTTAGCAGCATATAACCGAACCAAAAAATATGAAGGTGGCTATGCCCATGTGGCTGGCGACCGTGGTGGCGAAACCTATATGGGGATTGCCCGCAACATGCACCCCGGCTGGCGGGGATGGGGATTGCTGAAAAAGTACCAACCCCTTCGCTACAACCAGGTGGTGAACGACATGGCGGTGGAGGCAGCGGTGCAGGATTATTACAGAGAACAGTTCTGGAGCCGGATCAAAGGTTCGGGAATCATGAACCAACGACTGGCCGAACTGCTGTACGACTACACGGTGCACAGTGGCAACCGTGGGGTGAAAGCCTTGCAAAAAATATGCGGCATAACAGCCGATGGTGTGGTGGGTGCCGTAACGCTAACTACCATTAATGGCAGGGATGCTAAAACACTGTTTGACGCATTGAAAAGAGAAAGAACAATTTTTTTGACCCAACTGAGCCACCAGCCAGGACAGGCAAAGTTTAGAACAGGGTGGTTGAACAGGGTGAACTCCTTTTAGCCCTCCCCTCCTTGGTAAGCTACAGGGGGTTATTATAAAAACTTAAAACCATAAATATGGCAAAGAATAAGGTACAGGAATATTTTGACAGTTATCCGGGCAGTAAGGAATGTTTTGAAACGGCGGACGGGATGCTCTTTCACCAGGAAGGGGATGCCCGATTGCACCAAACCAGTACGCTAAAGGAAACAGAGCCCGTGAAGGGGCATTATCGTTCTTCGACAAGCTCAGAGGAATCAAGCTCAGAAGATCCTTCGACAGGCTCAGGAGATCCTTCGACAGGCTCAGGAGATCCTTCGACAAGCTCAGAGGGATCAGGACGGAAATCTACAACTAAAAAAAACAATAAATAATTATGTTACCTCGCGTAAAACTCTATTTTGAAAACGGGGCGTTGCGAAGCTCCACGCCCATGCCCGATGGTGTGGGAGGAGCGGTGCTTACGGGTGTGGCCGTGCCCAGCACTTTTGCGCTGGCCACTCCTTACATTATAAAAAACTTTGACAGCCTGGTGGGGTTGGGCATTACCGAGGGCAATAACCCTTACATCTACAAGTATGTGAAGGAGTTCTACAATGAGGCAAAGGCCGATGTGGAAACCTGGATCATGGGTGTGGTGGACACGGTGAAGCTGAGTGATATGGCCGACAATGCCCAGGACTATGGCAAAAAACTACTGACGGCTGCCCAGGGCAGACTGCGTTGGATAGCTTTTGGCCGCAAACCTGCCATTGGCTACACGCCTACCATCACCACCGGACTGGATGCCGATGTGTGGCTGGCCAAGGCCAATGCACAAACGCTTTGTGAGTACTTTACGGTGAGCCGCTATGCCCCTTTGTTTGCGATAGTGGAGGGTGCAGGGTTTGACAATAATGTGATAGACCTGGTGGACATAAGAACCGCCACGCACAACCGTGTAGGCATTATGATAGGCGATACGGTGAGCGACAGTAAGGGAGCCAGCCTGGGCACGCTGATGGGCAGAATATCTGTGAGCCCAGTACAACGCAGCATAGCCAGGGTGAAGGATGGCGCGGTGCAACCCGTGACCCTGTTTGTGGGAAACAAAGCCGTGGAAGTGGCCGATTTTGAAACGGTGGATGCTAAGGGGTATATCACCTTTAGGACCTTTGTGGACCGAAGCGGATACTTCTTCAACAACGACTTTTTGGCGGCCCCGGATTTGGACGATTACAGCCTGATTCCCCGACGCAGAACCATTGACAAGGCATATCGCATAGCTTATCAAACGCTGCTGAACGAGCTGAACGATGAGGTGGCTATAAACAAAGACGGCACCCTGCCGGAGGGTTTTATAAAAAGCTGGCAGGCGAATGTGGAAGTGGCCATTGCCAACCAGATGAGTGCCAATGGGGAGCTGAGTGCCGACCTGAAGAATGGCGACCGTGGAGTGGAATGCCTGATAGACCCTGCCCAAAATGTGGTAAGCACCAGCAAGATAGTGGTGAAGATAAGGGTGAGGCCGTTTGGCTATGCCAAATACATAGATGTGTTCCTGGGATTTACGGCGGTGTATGAAAATCAATAATTAATTGCTAATGGTTAATTGCTAATGATGAATATTAAATATTCAATATTCAATGATCAATGATCAATGATCAATTTTCAATTATTAAATATCAAACCATTAACCATTCACAATTCACAATTAATAATTAACCCTTAATAATTAAAAAAAATGTTTGACAGCAGAGATTACGAATTTGCCGATCTGGAACTGATACTGGCGGGTAAGGACGTAGTAGATATAAAAGCTTTGAAATGGAAAAGCAAGATAGAGCGTGAACCCAAGCACGCCAAGGGCCGCGAGCCGCACAGCATACAGAGCGGCAACAAGACCTACGAGGGTGAAATAACCGTGACCCTGGCAGGCTATTATAAGCTACTGAACGCGGCACCAAAAAGAGATATACTGGAGCTGCGGGGCACCACGGCTACGGCCACATTTGGCAACCCCAGCGAAGGGGTGCCTCCTAACCTGAACGTGATTACAGGCATATACTTTACCGAGCATGGCCCGGAAACCAAACAGGGCGATAAGGTGATGGATGTGACCTTACCGTTCATTGCGCTGAAAGTGGCTTGATGAATGGTGAATGGTGAATGGTGAATGGTGAATGGTGAATGGTGAATGGTGAATGGTGAATGGTGAATGGTGAATTTTCAATTTTCAATAATCAATAAAAAAACAACACACAGATGGAAGAGAATGTAGCAACAGGGGCGGTAACGCCTAAAATGATAGCGGACTGGAAAGCGAAGCACGGGGATGTATTTAAGATTTCCGTGGATGGCAAAGAGGCTTACCTGAAAAGACCAGACCGCAAGACCCTGTCTTATGCGAGCTCGGTAGTGAGCAGCAACCCGATTAAATTCAACGAAATAATCCTAAATGGATGCTGGCTGGCGGGCGATGAAGAAATAAAAACCGATGATGCCTTGTTCCTGAGCGCATCGGGTAAGATAGCCGAGCTGATAGAGGTGAAAGAAAGTGTGCTGGTAAAGCTATAGAGGATACGGCCATAGTGGATGAAGAAAAGGAGTGGCTGCGCATTGCCAATGCCATGATCCGATATTATTTTCATCTGGATCCCGATATCCTCAGCGACGAAGAATGGGCAATGCGGTACAATGAACTGATATGGGTGAGAAAAAAAGAAGCAGGAAAATAAGTGCTTACTCAAAAAACATTTGATACAGCCATCGAATAAACCCGATGACTATCAGCACCAAAAAAAGAAAGCCCCAGAAGTTCATGTGATATTCCATACCAGTAGTATTTAACGAATGAAAAGAAAAAGTCCCAATAGCAGGCCTGCCAACAAAAACAGCAGGCCTGCTGTTTGCCAAAGCAGCTTATCCTTTCGGGAGCAGGACTTGTAGTTGCTGAAAAAGGAAAAGGGAATAGCGGCAACGATAAACAACAATTTGACAGCATGCCTTGTGAAAATGATAAAAAGGTAGGCTACAAAACAAATAAAGAAGATTGTAAGTAATAGTTCCAGCATGTCAGATATTTTACAATATACACTTTCGCTTCAAGAAAATCTCAGCACGAAATTACAAAATATTGGTGTTGCCTCTGACAGAACGCTTGACAAATTTGCCAGGCTGGAAAAACAGAGCCTGGAAACTGCCGGATTACTGAAAGAAACAGGCGGAGCTGTGGGTGCTCTGCGCGAAAGACTAAACTTGTTGCGAGCGGAGCGGGACTGGATACCTGCCAAGAACCTAAAAGACATACGCACCTACAACAGCGAAATACATAAGCTGGAAAGAAACATCAATAAGCTGGAAACCATCAATGGTAGCCGGATAAAGAAATGGGGGAAGGAAGCGTTTGACGCCATACCTGGTGCCAGCGTGGTTACTAACCCGTTGGTGCTGGCGGCTACGGCCATAGGCGTGGCTGGTAAAGCAGCCCTAAACTTTGATGACGGCATGGCAAAGGTGAACGTGACTGCCGAACTATCTAAAGAAAAACTGGCCGGGCTAAAGACAGAGCTGGTGGACTTGGGGCAAAAATATGGTGCCGAAATGAGCAAGGTGCCCCAGAGTTTTGAATCTATACTAAGTGTGGTGGGTGAGGTGAACCCGTCTTTAAAAATATTTGAAACCTCTTTGAAAGGAGCTAAAGCCACCGGAGCCGATCTGGACGTGGTGAGCAAAGCCCTTGCCTCTACCAAATCTATACTGAATGATAGCCGTGTGTCGGCAGATGAAGTGCTGAATACCTTTTTAGCCGCCAAACGAGTGGGTGCTGGAGAGTTTTCGGACTTTGCCAGTTATATGCCTGGATTGATAGCTTCGGCAGGAAACCTGGGTATAGAGTGGAAGCAGGCTACTGGCCTGTTTTCGTATATGACCACCAAAGTGGCCTCGGCGGCAGATGCCAGTGTGTTGATGCAAAACGTGTTTACGGCATTTGGCAAAAGCGATGTGCAGCAGGGGTTGGCCAAAGAGGGGGTGCAGATCTTTAATGCCAAAGACAGCCTGAAAAGTTTTGATACCATTATGAAATCGGTGTCCGAAAAAATGCAGGGAATGACACAGGGGCAGAAACTAAAATTTGTTGCCGACATTGGTATCAATGACAGTTACTCTAAAAAAGTGCTGAAAGGCGAGGTGAAGGATGAGCGGAAGCTCACAGAAATAAAAGACAAGCTGAAAGGCTCCGGTATTGCCATTTTTGACAAAAAGGGGTCGATGCGGCAAATAGAAGAAATAATGGGCGACCTGCAGGGCAGGATGAAAGGGATGAGTGATGAGCAGAAATCGAATTTCCTGGAAAGCGTAGGCCTAAGAGATGCACAGGCCAAACAGGGTATAGCCGCTATGGTGAGCGACCCGGCCAAACTGGGCAGCATGATGAAGGATGTGCAAGGCAGTGCAGGCGAAATAGATGCCGCCCTAAACCTAAGCAAAAGTGGGATGCAGGAAATAGAAGAAATGTGGGCCAGGTTGCAGGCATTTGCCATAAAAGGAGGCGGCCTGCTGATGACGGTGCTTACACCCGTGTTGAGCCTGGTGAACATAGTGCTGGGCGGCATTGCCGATACGGTGAAATGGGTGGCAGATAAGTTTGAATGGATGGCCACTAAAGTGCGAGAAGGGAACCCCTACATGGTAGGGTTGGCGACCATTCTGGGTATTGTGGCTACTAAACTAATGCTAAACTACCTGTGGACAAACCGACTGGTAGCTGCACAAAAAACAAAGGCGATATGGGATGGTATAGTAGCAGTGGCTACCAATGGGTGGGCGGCAGCCAGTACCTTTTTAAGTACTACACTGTGGGCCAACCCCATTACCTGGGTGGTGGCCGGGGTGATAGCCCTGATAGCGGTGATTGGCTATGTGATCTACAAAACCACCGGCTGGGGCGAGGCCTGGCAGCATGTGGTGAATGGCAGCAAGTTGCTTTTTGGTGCTTTTGTGGAAAATGTGAAGTATCAGTTCAGTACCCTGGTGGATAACCTGATGATA